TCCTCTACAGCCGCCTGTCCACCGACGCCGACAAGACGCTGGAGAACCGCCTCGTCCATTTCAGCGACCAGCTGCCGCCCGAATACTTCGCCGGCCTGGTCAGCGAATCCTACAACCCCAGCAGAAACCGCTTCGAAAAAAAACGTGGAGCCCGCAACGAGCCGCTGGACACCTGGGTCTATGGATACGCCGCCACCCACCACCCCGAGCTGCGCCTGCACCGCTTCACCCGGGCCGACTGGGACCGGATCGAAGCCCGTCTCACCACCAAAACCGAAGAACCCGCCGCAACCTCCTCCCTCCCGAAGGAAGACACATCTTCGCCCCCGCCCGCTGTTTCAACACCTGCCGCCAGAACCCCCCGCCCCGCCCGCCGCGGCGGCTTCGTAAACTCATGGAAAGGACAACAATGACCGCCGCCACCCTCATGCTCCGTGATCTCGCCAGCGCCGCCGCTTCCCACCCGCGCATTGAGCAGGCCGTCACCGCGGCGATCCGCACCGAGCTTCCCGGGGTTATCGAATCCATCCTGCGGGAAAAATACCCGGGCGAGCAGGTGACGATCTATGTTGCCAAGCGCTCGGCCTCCAGCCGCCGCGACCGGGACCAGGCGATCCGCGCCGAATACAACGGCAGTAACGTCAAGGCTCTGGCTGCCAAATACGGGATGAGCGTTCGCATGGTATTCAACATCCTGGCCCCCTGCCGCTGAAGTTTTCCCCGGGGAAATTGCACTTTACCCCCGGTAGGGTGCGGCCATGGGAATTCCGAATATCGAGCCGGGCCGGGTGACGGCCGGCGATACCGTCGTCTGGACCAAGAGCCTGCCTGACTACCCAGCCAGTGCCGGGTGGTCGCTGGCCTATCGGCTCATCAACGCCGCCGGCCACATCGATATTGGCTCATCCGCATCCGGAGACGATCATGCGGTATCCGAATCGGCAGCCATCACCGCCAGCTGGTCGGCTGGCGTCTACGCCTGGCAGGCGCGCGTCACCAAGGGGGCCGAGCGCTATACCGTCGCCTCCGGCAGTATCGAGATCAAGCCCAACCTCGCCGCCCTCTCTGGCGGCTACGACGCCCGCGGAACCTGGGCCAAGGCCCTAGACGACCTCCGCGCCGCCCTGGCCTCCTGGCTGGCCAGCAGTGGCGCCGTTCAGGAGTACGAAATCGCCGGACGGCACATGAAATTCGCCACCGCCGACGACATCCGCAAGCGCATCGCCATTGCCGAGCGCGAAGCCGCACGGGAATCCGCCGAGGCCGCCAAGGCTTCCGGCGCCGCCCTGGGCCGCCAGGTTTACGTGAGATTCCCCAATGCGCGCTGAAGTCCGCAACCTGTCTCCGGCAGAGCGCTTCGCCGAAGCCCAGCGCCGGGCCGCAATCCCCGGCTCAGTCGTTCTCGCTGGCTTCGTCGAGCACCGCAAATACCAGCGACAACACCGGGCGGCCCAGGCCAGGCGCTTTGAAGCTGCCAAGGCTTCCCGGCTCAACTTCGGGTGGACCACCGCCAACAGCGCCATCAACGCCGATCTGCGCCTCGACCTCGACGCCCTGCGTGCCCGCGCTCGAGACCTCGCGGCCAACAACGACTACGCCCGCAAGTTCCTGGCCATGGTTGTCCGTAACGTCGTCGGCCCCAACGGCTTCACCTTCCAAAGCCTCGCCGCCAAGCCCGACGGCGCACCCGACCCCGCCGACCGCGCCGCCATCGAAACCGCCCTCTACGACTGGGGCCAGCCCGGCGAATGTGACACCAGTGGCCGCCACAGTTTCGCCGACCTATGCCGCCTCGCCATCCGGGGCGTCGCCCGCGATGGCGAGGCCCTCATCCGGCGGGTCCGCAACCGCCGATTCCGCTTCGGCTACCGCCTCCAGGCCATCGACATCGACCGCCTCGACGTCCGCTACAACGACGAGCTGCCTAGCGGCAACCGTGTCGTCATGTCGGTGGAAGTCGACACCTGGGGCCGTCCCGTCGCCTACTGGCTTCTCGCCCGCCACCCCGGTGATACCTTGCTTCCCGGCGGCCAGACAGAGCAGCGCCGCGAGCGGGTGCCGGCCGAAGAAATCTTCCACCTCTTCATCGCCGAGCGCCCGGAGCAGGTTCGCGGCGTCCCCTGGATGCACACCGCCATGGCCCGCCTCCAGATGCTGGCCGGCTACGAAGAGGCCGCCATCGTCGCTGCCCGCACCGGGGCCGCCAAAATGGGCTTCTTCGTCAGCCCGGACGGCACTGCCCGCGGCATTGCCGACGGCGAGGAAGAAGGCGACCAGGGCCGCTTCTTCACCGACGCCGAAGCCGGCGCCTTCGGCGTCCTGCCGGAAGGCTACGACTTCAAGCCGTGGAGCCCGGAATATCCCACCCAGAACTACGACAGCTTCGTCAAATCCTGCCTGCGCGGACTCTCCAGCGGGCTCGATGTCGCATACAACAGCCTGGCCAATGACCTTGAGGGCGTCAATTTCAGCTCCATCCGCTCCGGCACCCTCGAAGAGCGTGACCAATGGATGGTACTTCAAGGCTGGCTGATCGGCGCCTTTCTGCGCCCCGTGTTTCTCGACCTCATGGAATCAGCGCTCCTGCGGGGCGCCATCGTCGGCGCCGGGGGGTTTGCGTTGCCCGCCGGCAAGCTCGCCAAATTCCAGGCCCACGCCTGGCAGGGCCGTCGCTGGGATTGGGTCGACCCCGAAAAAGACATCAGCGCCAAGTTGCTCGCCATGCGCGCCGGCCTCATCGATCCGCAGACCATCGCCGCCCAGTCCGGCCTCGACCTCGAAGACGTCATCTCCCGGCTGCAGACGGCCAATCAGATGGCTCACGACGCCGGTCTGCCCCCGTACTTCGAGCCGCCTCCACCGCCTCCGGCAGTCAACCCGCCGGCCGATCCCAAACTCGCCAAGGCCTGATCCGCTGAAATTTTCCCCGGGGAAATTGCACCGGGCGCTGCGGAAGATGGGCCTCCATGAACCCGTCCCGTACCTTCGCGCTGACCCGCGAGATCAACCTCGATGCCCGCACGGTCGACATGGCCTGCTCCTCCGAGGAGCCCTATGACCGTTGGTGGGGGACCGAAATCCTCGACCACTCTCCGGGTGCCATTGATCTCTCCCGCCTCGCCGACGGCCGCCATCCGTTCTTGCTCAACCACTGCATGGATGACCAGATCGGCGTCATCGAATCGGTGACGCTGGGAGCCGACCGCGTTTTGCGCTGCCGCGCCCGCCTGTCCCGCTCCGATCTGGGCAGCGAGATCCTACAGGACATCGCCGACGGCATCCGCTCTCTCGTCTCCATCGGCTACATGATCGACGAACTGGAAGAGGAGCGCACCGCCGAAGACGGCAGCATCGAACGCCGCCGCCTTGGCTGGTCCGAGTTCGAAGCCGAAATGCGCGCCAAGCACGGCGTCGACTTCGACTTCACCCGCGCCGGAGACGCGCTGGCCGCAGTGGCGGATGTCCGACCGGTCTTCCGCGTCACCCGCTGGACCCCATTTGAAGTGTCATGCGTTGCTGTCCCGGCCGACAGCAGCGTGGGCGTCGGCCGATCCGCGGGAGCGGAAATCGGCAGCGTCAGCAGCCCCCACCCGCCGGCCGATCCGGCACCCCCTATCGAAACCCAGGAGACCCTCATGTCCGAAGTCCAAGTCCAGGACAACGGTGCTGCCGAACGCGCCCGCATCGAGTCCATTACCCAGGTCGGCAAGGCCTACGCCAAGCACGGCGGCGAATCCCTTGCCCTCGACTACATCGCCCAGGGCAAGAGCCTGGCCGATTTCCAGAACCAGCTCATGGAGCGCATCGCCACGGATCACACCGCGGCTCCGGCCACCGCGCCCGACATCGGCCTGACCAAAAAGGAGGCCCAGCGCTACTCCATCGTCCGCGCCATCCGCGCCATGGTGGATAAAGACTGGACCGCCGCCGGGTTCGAGCGGGAATGCCACCAGGCCATCCTCAAGCGCTCCGGCCTCGGCGAAGCCCCCAATGCCGGATTCTTCGTCCCCTACGAAGTCCAGAAGCGTGACCTCTCCTCCGGCGGCGGCGTTTCCTCCGGCGGCGCCCTCGTCGCCACCGACAACCTGGCGGGCAACTTCATCGATCTCCTGCGCAATCGCGCCGTGGTCGGCAAGCTGGGCGCCACCATGCTCTCCGGCCTGCAAGGAAACGTCACCATTCCCAAGCAGACCGGCGCCAACACCGCCTACTGGCTCTCCAACGAATCCACGGGCATCACCGAAGGCAACCTCACCCTCGGCCAACTCGCCCTGACGCCCAAAAACGTCGGCGCCTACCAGGAAATCTCCCGCCAGCTCATGCTACAGAGTTCGCCGGCGGTCGACAGCCTGGTCATGGGCGATCTCGCCAAGGTTCTGGCCCTCGCCATCGACCTCGCCGCCCTCGAAGGCTCCGGCGCCGGTGGACAGCCCACTGGCATCGCCAACACCGCCGGCATCGGCTCGGTCACTGGCACTTCGCTGG